AGGTCTGGTCGCGCAGATTCTGGGCATTCCCAGCCGCGGTCTTCTCGGCAGCGGCAGTGTAGTCCGGTGCCGGAGGCGGACTGGACTTCTTGCCCATCTCAGCCTCCCATCTGACGCAGCATTTCGGCCAGGCGAGCTTGGCCCTCCGGGCTCAGGTTGCCTCGCTGCATCCGCTGGCTCATAATGCGCTGAAGGTCGGCTCTTTGCTGCTCCGGGTTGTTCACACCGATACCAGTCGCGCCATTGCCGTAGTCGACAACGTTGTAGCCGGCATCCCGGTTCTGCTGCATCCAGTCGCCGACCGACCCCAAGAAGCCGCCCGACGTCGGGTCGTAGCCCGGACGCGGAGCCTGACCACCGATGCCGGTGCCCGTCGACGGGTCTTGTGGACCTGCACCTGGAGTACTACCTCCGGGCTGACCGCCCATCCCCGGTTGCATTCCACCGCCCTGCTGGGGAGGCGGCGAAAACTGCGGAAACTGACCTTGCAGCCTGCTCATGCCTTGGCCGAACATCTCCCGCATCTGCGGGATCTGCTGGCGGAAGCCCTGCATCATCTGCTGCGGGTTCCAGGCCGGCATGCGGTTCGGGCCGCCTTGCGGCATCATCCCGCCCATTTGACCCATCATGGCCCGCATGCGACTCATGTCCATCCCGCCTTGGCCCCACATCTGGGGCATCGCCGGTGCTCCGCCGCCTGACGTGCTCATCCCCTGCGGAGTCCACCCACGTTGAAACGATCCTTGGGCCGGACGGCCGTAGGATTGCGGCTGGCCTTGCATTTGAGGTGGTGCTTGATTCTTCATGGTGATCCCCTTGGGTAATCCAGCGGCACTCCTCACGTCGCATGCTCATCAGGATGAGAGCACCGTCGGGGTGGGCACCAGGAATGGTGTGCTCGATCTTGAAGCCCAAGTGTTCATTGAGCTTCAAGGCTTCTTTGTTACCACTCGGTATCCTGCCGAGTATGACCTTGCACTTGCCAGTAACAAACGGGTAGTCAAATGCCGCCTTGAGCAAAGCGCGGCAGATCCAGTTTCCTTCGCCTGCGACATGCATCTCGCACGCCGCGCCGTTCCAGTTATCGAAGCCGACCACGGCCATGAGCCGCCCGTCTTCATCGGAAAATCTTCCGATGCAGCGCAGTCCGGCGGTCGGCCACAAGCCGATGCGGTCGCAGAGCCACCGCACCAGCAGGTGTTGGGATTGCGTCGTGATCACAGCGGTCCGCCCACCTGGTAGGTATAGTCGGTACTGGCCCAGACAATTTCGTCATTGGACGAGCCGGCGACAGTCAGCGACACGGCAACGCCCATTCCCTCGCCGGAAATCCAGTCGCGCTGCGTGGCCAGCCCGCCGCCCCACTGGCTTTCGTCCCAGATGCCTTCGTCCCATAGCGCGTCGTCGTAATCCAGCGCCAGCGGAGGATAGGTGACCTGTTCCGGGTAGAAGTCGTAGCTGAGCCGCGACTCGATAGTCGTCGGCTTGCCGACCAGGAAGTTCAGCCGGTACAACCCGACCTGCTTCTGCAGAGCAGGCGCCCCGAAGTAGTTGAAAGCCTGGCGGGCCAACCACTCCACAGGCTGCGCTTCCGAGTCGATGACTCCGGCAACGCCCTGAAAATCCTGGTAGCCGGTGAATGCGTGGAACACCCGGCCGTCGTAAGTGCCAAAGTAAGACTGCCCGCCGAACTCCGTCCAGCAGTAGGCGTTCATGCCGATCAGCACGCTCCAGGCCGACGTGATGGTGTTGGCAGCTACCTGAATCGACGAGCCGCTATCCGCGTTCGGTACGTTCACGAACAACAGATTGTTGGTGGGCGAGAAGCCGACCTGCCAACCTTCCAGGCTTGCCGGGTTGGCAATCAACGAGCTGATCAGCAGTTGGATTTTCCGCGAGTACACGGTCTGCGGCGTGGCCGTGACCTGGCTGGAAGTCACCAGCTCGTTCAGCGACACGACCCCATTGGTCGAGATGAGATAGACGTCGCCGCCCAGCCGCGCGCCAACGCGTCTGCCTGGCGCCGGCTTGCCGACGTAGTACAGACCTTGAAGCTGCCAGGTATTCGCGCCATCGACGTCCAGGCCGCCGTAGACAGCCACTTCGCCTTCAGAGCTGATACCGACAAGATGGTCGTTAGATCCCTCGCCGGAGTCCACCGTCCAGGTGGCTAGCCCCAACAGGTAGCCGCCGCGCTTGAAGATGGGACCGAAGTCGAATGACTTGGCTACGCCGTAGAGGCTGTCGGTAGGCAGGTACCACGCGACAGATGTGTCCTTCTGCGCGAACCACAACCGGCGCTGATGACTGGTGATTGCGGCAAACGTGGCAGGATTGACGCCGCTGATCGTGTAAGGGTCGGTGCCGTTGCCGGCCACAAGCCGGTTGAATGTCGTGGGGCCGCCGATTACGATGGGATCATCCTGCCCGTTGACCAGCGTGGAGTAGTGCCCGCCCGACGTCGCGTAAGACACTCCATGCCAGACGTCAGAAGTCAGCCCGGAAAGTGCGGCTGTCGGATTGGCTACCGGCGACGTGACGTTGTACATGCCTCCGCCGGCAAACGCGAACAGCGCCGAAGAGGTGCCAGACACGTAGCCATAGAGCGTCTTCACCGTCCCCGGCAGACCCGTCGCCTGATGCCGGAAGCCGTTGCGCACCGACACCCCGAACATCTGCGGGATGAGGTTGCGCATGGAAATGGCGTCCGTCGGCTCCATCGCGGCAAGCGAGCCAAGCGCGTTCAGTCCCCCGGTAGGGGACGAGACGGTAGCGAACTGGCACTTGTACGGCATTTAGGTTCCGAAGCTGGACGACGTATCCCACGATCCGTCGGGGATCGACCACGGGCCGATGAACAGCGGCGGCATCAGCGGAGCAAGCGACAGCTTCGGCGCGCCCTTGTCCTTGCCGGTCAGCGACAGGAACAGGCGGAAGAACTCCTCGCGCGCCGAGTCGAGGTTGAAGCCCTTCAACTCGTAGAACTTGAGCTTGATTAGCTTCACCATCAGCCACGGATCAAAGAGCACGGTATCCGTGCTGCCCACCACCATGTCGTGCAGCGTGCCATCTACCTGCCGCACCCAGTTCTTGTTGATGTACTCCATGGAGATGTCGAGCCCGACCATCTCTCCGGCATTGTCGGCGCCAGGCACCGGCCAGAGATTGAACTCCTGACCGATCACCCGGTAACGCATGCGAGGTGCCATTGCCAGCAGACCACCCTTGAGCCAGGCCCACTCCTGCGCGGACTTCGGACCGAGCAGCGGCCAGTGATTGGTGCGGTCCCACTGCGTCTGGTCGATGAAGTAGCTCCAGTCGTCGGGCAGCGTGTACTCGCCTTTGTCGACTTCGGTCGTGAAGACCCACTCCTTGACCAATTCGCCCCACGGGTACGCACGCACCAGGTCGTTCCCCGCCGCATTCAGGAACGCCCATGCTTGCGTAGCCGAGGGCGAATTGACAACCGTCGGAGGGCGAAACGGGATGCCGATTTCACCGGCGACCTGCTTGACGATACTCTCCGAGGTCCAGTAGGACATGCTACCTCCGTTGGTTCTGCTGCACCTGCTGCGGGGCAGGCTTCTGCGCCGCGATCAGTTGCGCCATCTGCTGCTTCAGCGCTTCGATTTCGGCGTCGCGCTTGGCCAGCTCTTCGTTGAGCTTCGTGATTGGAGCCGCCGACTTGGCCGCCTCCAGGTACTGCTGCGCCTTGCGCTTCATGTCATTGAAGCCCATGAACCGATGGGCTACGTTGTCGGCGAGGCCGGCCAACTGCTCCAGAGTCATGACGTTCAATGCCTTGAGCTCGGCGATCTGGCCGACGGTCAGGAACGGAACCTGGTCGAGCGGGGTACCGTCGCCGATCTGCTCCTGCTTGCGCTGATACAGGTCCCAGTGCTTCGGGAACCGGTCCTTGTAGTGCTGATTGGCCTTCGTTACCAGCACGTCGCGCGATCCCGGCGTAATGACGCGGATCATGTCGACTTCGTCGAAGATGGGCCGTCCGGCTTCTGCCGACTTGACTTCGTTCTTGACGGCTTCCCTGAAGAACATGACAAGCAGGCGCTTATCGTCTTCGTACTGGTTGGAGTGGTCGTAGACTGCTCCGTCGTAAGCGGCGGTGGGCATAGTGGTTCCTAGGTGAAAGAACGAACCGGATTCATCTGGATGATGATCGATAGCTCGTCGATGGTGAACGTCGGTGTTCCCGACGGGGTTGAAACTCGAAGATCGTACACGGCATCGACCGTCGTGTAGTCGAAACCGGCAAGGTTGAATGCGGTCGTGTTGGCCGCGCCCGAAGAGCTGGCGCCCACGAAGAAGGGCGTCGGCGCTCCGTTCTTGTACAGCCGGATGATCGCATCGGCGTTATTGGGGCCGCTCAGGAATCCGCTGACGGTGAACAGCGACGTGGACCCGGCCACGCCGTTGAGCGTGCGAGTGATGGTGCCGGCGACCAGGTTAGGCGTGTAGAACCCTGCCGTGGCCGCGATCACCGAGTCGTAAGGCGCGATCACCTGCGGCGTGGTCGTCGCAACGATATCGACCGCAGTAGTCAGCTGCATGGCTCCGTACGCCGGAGCTATGGAGTCCAGGAAATCCTTGACGAACGTGCGCAGCGCGCCGGGCGTGATGAACCCCGTGGTGTTGTCGGGGAACGACGCATCGGCTTGCGCCAGCAGTTCGGCGATGGACTTGACGGTCACAGTTCGAACCCTCCATCGTCCATTACCTTTGCCAGGACGGCCAGCACGGCGCGGAGCTTTGCCGGGGTAATCTGCCCGACCGTGTTGTCGGGTAGCTGGTCGTCCACCAGCTCAAGAAATTCCTGCCTGGTCATTTGAACCCCGCGCTGAAGCCGTTGCTGAAGCCCTTGAGCTCGGTCGGCGTCTCGGCTACGTCGAAGGCAAGACGTCCCGCCGCCGTAAAGGGTACGCCGTTGATCCAAGTTTCGATCGGGTTGGCAAGGTCAATTGCCACGCACCCGAACTCGTTGATCGGCACCCCGTTGACGCTGTACTGCGGAGAGCCGACTGTCTGACAGCTCAGCTTCCCCGCGCTGTTGAACGGCAAACCATTTGTCACCCGCTGCGGTGAATTGATATCGATGCTGAGCAGTCCCTGATTGAACCCAACAGCGCCGACAACTTCATTGGCAGTAGGGGCGGATGCGGTGTTCCGCACCCGCCCTGAGGCGCTGATCAGCAGTGCTGCGCCGTTGAACACGCCCTACTCCTCGGGGTCGTCTTCGGGGTCTTCCACCGCCGGCTCTTCAGCCAGCAGCGTGACCGCGCCGGCAGCAGCCGTAGCCGAGCCGAACACCGACTGACCGGCAGCCAACGCGACACCGCTACGGTTGACAAAGCCCGTCTCGATGACCGCGCCGTTTGCGACCGCACCAGCAGCCGTTACCGTCTTCATTGCGAAGCCGGTGAACGCCGGGCCGGCACCACCGTCACGAGCGCCTCCGTTACCTGCGCCGCAGATCGGCGTGATACCGGTCGCGTAGGGGTTGACCGCTGCCGAGCCGCCGGAGTTGGCATTGCAGCGTCCGCCGCCGATGTACATGCGGGTGGAGTCCATCGTGTCGGTGGAAGCCGAGTCCGATTGGCCTGGCACGTAGTCGTCGGTGAAGTTCGGAGGAATGGTCGCCATGATCGGAGATGCGGCATTGAAGCCGATGCCGGTCTGGAGCGCGCCGGTCGAGCAGCCGCCCCGGGCCGTGACGGCACCCGTGACGATGTTGACCTGCTTGTCGTTGTCCAGCGGCGAACCCTTCGGCCCGCTCAGCGGATCGAAGGTGACGAACGCGCCAGCCGACGGGTTGGCGAGGTTGTTGGCGAGGGTGTCACCGGGCAAAGATGCGGGCATGTTACTTCTCCTTCGTCGGAGCCGCGTGCCTGAGCAGCGGCACGATGCGCACCCAATCCCCTCCGGCGCACTGGTCGGGCGCCTTCGGGTCGTAGGTCCCTTTCATGGCAGCGCAGAGCTGCGGCTTGGTGTCGGTAACCGTCGCCACGATCGTGACGGGCAAGCCGATGACCAAGGCAGTCAGCGCGTTGAGCAGAGTCAGCATTGTCTTCTCCTGTAGGCAGGGAGGTTGCCCTCCCCGCCGTTCCGGTTACTCGCTCATGATCCCCTGGAACTGGAGACCCGACGAGGTGAGGTTGCCGGCCCACGCCAGGATCTGCACGGCGGCGTCCTGGTTGACCGAGTAGCGCTGACCCGGCGACAGCGGCACCATGTTCCGGTCGCGGTGCGGCCGATAGTGCATGTACTTCGTGTTCAGGAAGTACGCCGTCGATGCCGGCATGAAGCCGCCGATACCGCCGTCGAGCACCACGTCCGCGTCCATGAACTTGACGGACACGAAACCGAGCTTGGCATCGTCGCTGGACGTGAAGCGTTGGATCGCCTGCAGGGACTGCATGTAGAAGCCCCAGTAGACGTTGTCCACGACGATCAGGTCCGGGCGGTCCTGGCCGCGAACGCACTTCGCCCACAGACGGTTGAAGTACGTCTGGATGTTGGTCGCCGAGGTCGCCGCGCCGCCGTCGGTCGTGGCATCGAACGTCTGATTGCGCCAGAACGTCCAGGTGCCGCGGTCGATGCCGCCGACCGTGCCGGAGGTCGGCACTGCGATGACCTGCTTGAGCAGGCCGTCGATCTGCTTGCCAGCCGCGGCCGAGCCGTCGCTGTAGACGCCGGCAGCGATCAGGTTGGCCATGGACGACTCGCCGACCGTGATACGCGCTTCGAGCAGGTCGATGATCTGCTCCTTGCCCGCGTTCTGCAGCTGGTCGAGACCGCTGATGGTCACCGGGCACGCGGCCTGCTTGATGTCGTACTGCGCCGCGCTGATGACGTCCTGCGCCGCGATCGGCAGCAGGTCGTAGCCCGCGTACCAGCCGGCGTTGCCGTTGGCAGCGAAGCTCAGCTCCTGGAGGATGACGTTGCCGCCGCCGAAGGGCTTGATGTTCCCGCGCTGCTTCAGCTTGGCCAGCAGGGCGTTGTTCTTGGTCACGTTGTCGGCGATGGAGCCGGTACGCGACTGGATGGTGGTCGCGATGATGTCGCTAATCGCGGAATTTGCGAAAGCCATGATGTGCCTCGTCTAGTTGGAGGGTGTCGAAGGAGTGACGGGCGGCGGTACCGGTGCAGCCGGTAGTTTCTTGGCCGGCAGCTGTTGCGGCTTCAGCAACGGAGTGCGGATGCCGATGAACGAACGAACGAGCTTCGGGATCATCGTCCACCTACGCTTGCAAAGGCAGCTTCGATAGTCGCACGCAAATCAGAACCAGCGGCTCCTGAGGCGGGGGCAACGTTCGTCGAGCTCTTGACGGAGCTGGATGCGAGCAGCGCTTTCTGCGCCGCGTCGTGTGCCAACTGCTGAGTCGACTGCGTGCTCAGGCCCTCCATCGCAACTGCTCTGGTATAGGCTTGTTCCACGGTCATGGCCTGGCCACGGTTCGCTCCCAGTTCGAGGAGGTCTGCCATGGTGTCCTTGACCGCCATGAAATGCGGATACTTCTGGCTATCCGCCGCCATTGCCTGCAGGTACTGCCCCATGCTCGCCGCTTCGGCCTGCTGTTGCTGGGCAGCAAGCATGGCCTGCTGCTGCACGAACTGCTGAAGCGGAGCAAGGCGGGCTTGCACCAGGTTTTCCACGCGCTCGGTGACCGGGTCGGCGGTCGGTTGACCGGCCAACACGGAATCGAGCATGCCGATGTCGACGCCGTACTGCTGAATCAGCGACGCCATGAACTGCGCTTTGGTCGGAGCCGGAGCAGTCGACAGCAGGTGATCCGCCTTCAGCAACTCACCGACCGCGGCAAGCGGCGGCATGTTCATCGACCGGATCCGCGCCTCGTAGGGACGGACCACCTCGTTGAACTGGGTTGCCAACTGGCGGGCTTGCGCCGTCTCGCTCAGCGCCCGGGTGATGTTCTGTTCGCGGCGCGTGACTTCTTCGCGCACTTCGCGCGGCAGCGTCGACCAGGTGCCCTTGACCTGAGTCTTCCACGACTGCGGCGGCTTTTCGTACGGGTCGGCAGGCGCGGTTGCGCCCGTCGGACCAGGAGCAGGTGCAGCCGCGCCGGTCGCCCCGACAGGTTCGGGGGTCGCAGCGGTAGGCGGAACCGGAGCCGCATCGGATGCGGGCTCGGCGGCAGGTGCGGGCGTAACAACCGGCGCGGCTGCAGGCTTCGCTTCCTCGACAGCCACGGCGGCTTCGATGGTGGAGCGTAGATCTTCGGGCATTTACCTGATCCTCGGAATGACTTCGTTGAAAGGGACGTTGTTCACTGTCGCGGTGTCGTACGGGTACTTCATTTCCCGGTCTATTGGGCTCATGTGACGGCGGGACTGGACCAGCCTCGCTCTCTGCTCGCCGGCATTACGCAGGTAGTTGGTCCACGCGTCGCCGGTGATGTTCTGCTTCTCCAGCCGTGCAAGCTGCTTGTTCCAGTAATTTGCGTCTTCAACGAGCTGATCGGCCGGCTTGTTGCGAGCCAGGGACGAAATCATGTCCCAGTGCAGCGGCATGTTCAGCGGCAGCTTTTTCTCCTGCGACAACTGCACGATGGCTTTCTCGATCGCCTCGTCTATGGGCATGCCGGCTTCGTAGTCACGCTTTGCCAGTTGAGCGACGGCGTGCTGCGCCATTTTCTGCTTTGGCTGATACAGCTCGTCGGCCACCCTTTGGCCGCGGTACATATTGCTTCCCGACGACCGGCCTTCCAGCTTGTCAACGCCGTGCTGAACCTCATGCAGCAAGGTGCTGCGCATTTCCAGGTCGTTCAGCTTGTCGCTGAGCGTGATCAGGTTTTTGCTCGGCAGATATTCGCCTTTGATGCTGCCCATGTCGGAGCTCTTTCTGACAAGAGCACCTTGCAGCTCCGGGTAAGCCTGGTAAAGTTCGGGATGAAGCATCGTGCTCGACAGCGGATATGTCGCCGACTTCCCTGTTGCCGTAACCGGCAAAGTCTTGAATCCATGCTGCAGTACCGACCGGCTGTCGTCGATTTCGAACATCGGCGAACCCGGCGCTTCGGCGGTACGCGCCCAACCCGTCTGCTCCCATGCTTCCCTGTCCGGGACCTTCTGCTTGCGCAGCTGCTGCGCGACCTCGAGCTGCTGCAGATGCCGTGGGTCGACGGTCTCAGCCAGCTTCTTCGCGCCCTTCGGTCCACCGAAGATCTTGCGCACGCCTTGCGCTGCGCCGCCGAGTCCGGGGATCATGCCCGCAGCGGAGAGGCCCATGCCCAGGTAATCGTCGTCGCGCCGCGCCCGCTCGAAGTCACGGGCCGACTGCAGCTGGCCGACACCGGGCACGAAGCCCAGTGCCACGTCGGCACCGATTTCGCCCCAGGACTGATCCTGCGGCTGGTCGAGCGAGGTGAGGTTACGCAGCAATGCTGCGACGGCGCCCTGATTCATAGCAGCCTCTTCTGCCTCATAGCTCGAATGACCGAATCCCGGACGGCCGTCTTCGACTCCGCCTGATATGGCGCCACGGCCGGCTTGAATGGAAGTCCTTTGAGATCCGCCGTCGGTACGACGTCGTGGATCTTGCAGTGCTCGCGGAGCCCTGCGCGTCCGGAGTAGGTCTTGCCGTCGACAGGCGACCGAAAATCGCCAAGATCGCCGCGAACATAAGGGAACGCTGCCCTTGGTTCGGCCACGTAGTCAGTCGAGACCTCATGCGCTACTCCATCGATGTAGACGAAACGCCGCCTCATTGCAGCCGCCCCGTGGTCGCCAGTCCGGCGATCGTCTTGGTGAACTGCTCTTGCTGACGCAGCGCCGCTTCCTGCCGCTTCATCGCGAGGTCGGCCTGTTGACTGCGCAGCTTCATGCCCATCTCGGCCTGCTTGAACTTGAGCGACTGCGCCTTGCCGGCCATGTCGATCTGCTGCGACTGCTGCGAGTGCTGCAGCTTCTGCTGCGACAGCTTGGTATCCGCCTCGACCTTGGCTTTAAGCGCCGCGGCCTTCGGATCCTCCTTCTCCTGCTGCTTGAGCAGGTCGGGATTCGAGCTCAGCGCGTCGAGCGTCTGGTCGAGCATCGACTCGATTTCCGTGGTGTTGCGGAATCCGGCCGTGGCCCACTTGAGCAGCGTGACGAGGAGCGGCGCGGCTTGCGGCACCTGCTGCAGCATCATCGCGGCGCGCTCGAAGAAGGTGCTGATCGCCTGCATGAACTCGAGGCGGTCCTGCTTCTCCATCGCGTAGTCGGCCTGGGCCAGCGAGTCCGAGGTAATCTCGATGCGCCACTCGAAGCCTTCTTCGGTCTGCAGCAGCATCATGGCCTGCATGACCAGCTCCTCCGGCTCGATCGCGAGGATGTTGGACTTCCTGAGCAGCAGCTCGGGGTCGTAGTGCTTGACCAGTATCTCGGCCTTGATACGGAGCATGTCGGTCGCGAACTTGGCTACCGAGTCCTGCAGCGTCTTGATCCGCACCGACGCGAACTGCGCCTTGATCTGCTGCGCACCCAGCGTCTCACGTGCATTGCTCGCGCCACGGATGATGTCGGCAATGCCGGTCAGCTCGTAGATCTGCTGCTTGATGGCTTCGCGGCTGGCGTAGAGGCGGTCGAGCGTGGCGATGACCTGCTCGAGTGGCAGCCAGTCGGTCTGCCCCTTGACTCCGCCCTTCTCGGCGAACGCCGCCCAGTTGTCGACAGGTATCAGCGTGTTGTCGTAGCCCTCGATCAGCATCCGCTGCACGCCGTCGCTCGAGCGGTCGTAGACGCCGACCACCTTGCAGGCACGCACGAGCATGCTGATGCGGTTGTTGATCGTGTCCAGTTCGTAGTACTGATCCTGGAGCATGAAGAAGTCGGGCCGCGGCGTGCAGTTCGACGTGGTGGTCACGGCGAACAGCGGCTCGGGGCACGGCTCGAAGCCTACGAGCTTGAGCGGATCCTTCTTGGTGTCCAGCAACTGCGGATAGTCCTTGCAGTACCAAATCACTTCGCGCTTGTCGCGGTCCCATATCTCGTAGACCAGCGCGGTGGCAAGCGCGTTGTACTTCGGCACCGTGCCCTGAGGGTAGACCGAGCTGCTGCGGGTGCGATGGTTCAGCGGAATCACGGACCCGAGCTTTTCGCCGAAGCGGCGGATGAGCGCATCGCGCGACATGGCCACGCGGCGTCCGACCCAGCGGCGCTCCTGCCACACCCGACACGGCGACCAGATGAAGTCCTCCCAGTGCACGTAGTCCACCGCGACGCGCTGGTCGGTGATGCGCAGGAACTTCTGCGAAGGCGGCGGCAGCGTGGATTGCTTAAAGCCATTCGCCGGCGCATTCTCTTGCCCTTCACCTAGGCCCTCTCCCGCTTCGGGCGCCGACTCGAGGATCGGATCCGTTTCCTCGGTGTCCGTCTCGAGACGCAGCCACGCGGTGCCGAGTCCGGGCACCAAGCGGTCCTCGACGGCCTGCTTCATCACGCAGTCGAAGGTATCGCGCGGATCGTCGAGGTCCGTCTCCAGAATGCGCTCGAGGATGGTCGCCGCAACACGAGCCACGTCGTCCTGATAGTCCTTGAACTTGCGCGAGACTGCGGGCTTCGGCAGTTGCGCATAGAGCGCGGACTTCATGATGCCGACATTGGCGAAGAAGAGGTTGAACCACTTCTGCGCCTGCTCGACCGCATCGCGCTCGTCGAGGTAGCGACGCACGACGGTACGGCCGCGCTCGTGGAACTTGGTCAGCTCCTGCTCGGCGTAGTTAATCTCCGTCTGCCAGCGCTCGTAGGGCGTCAGCTTCTCGGGATCCGTGATGGGACCCGATGCGTGACCAGTGGCCGAAGGATCCTGGTTCATGACACCCGCCTATTGGCCATATGGTTGAGGTGGTCGGAGTGCAAGTCGTCGAGCACCATGTGCTGGATGGTCCGCAGCCGCGGCGTCTCGACCTTGCGCTCCGTCTTCTGCAGCGACTGCAAGTACGCGGCTCCTTCCATGAAGGCGTCGGCGCCGTGCGACGACCAGTCGTGTTCGGGCTCTGCGCTGAAGCAGCGCTGCTCGGGATCGTACTTGAAGTGATAGTTGCGCAGCGCCTCGAGCCCGTCGCCGCAGCGCTCGGGGTCGATGCGCACACGCTTCAGCACCTGACGGCCGGCATTGATCGAGTCATGCTTCTTGCGCTGCGCGTTCACGATCACCTTGCCTGCGACGTTCGACTTGAGGAACGTCTCGACAGTGGAGCGGCGCGACTGGAACGTCTTCACCCGCGCGTCGTGCGGCAGCAGCAGGACGTCGGCCCTGGGCTTCGTCTCGAGGCGGTCGATCCACTCCTCCGCGTCCATGCCCGAGCCTTCCTCGTAATCGAAGAGCTCGGCGCCACCGCGAAGCAGACGCCACCACCACCAGGCCGCCTTGTCGCGGTAGCCGATATCGGAGCTGACCACGACGTCGCCATCCACGCGGTCCTCGGTGTAAGGCAGGGCCACGATGCGGCCGTCGCGCTGCGCCTCCTCGAGCAGACGCCCGAAGATCGAACCGACGTTGGCCGCGGAGAAGTCGCAGTAGTACTCCTGACGGAAGAGTTCATCGGGCATCTCTGCGCGCTCAGCCTCGAGCACGTCGGGCGGGATGATGCGGCTGTCGTCCACCGTGACCATCGAGGTGTGCCACCTCTTGTCGGCCTGCGCCGTCTGCCACAGCTTCCAGGCGTGGTTGTATCCGCGAGGCGTGGTGATGAGCAGCTCGCTGCCTCCGTTCTCCGCGAGGATCGGACGCACGAACTCCCTGGCCTGCGGATGCGTGATCGCGAACTCGCTGAAGGTGACGTGCACCGGGTTCGCGCCGACTAGCGAGTTGAAGTTGTCCGCGCCGACCAGCTGCCATATCGAACCGTTGACCAGCTCGAGCTTCATCTCGGTGGCGTGTGTGCGGGCGACCATCTCGGGAGGGAAGTTCACGTCGATCAGCTTCTTGCCGTCCCTCGTGATGTTGTCCCAGATCACACGCCTTGCATGCTTGTACTCAGGGAGGCAGTGCCAGTAGAGGCCGACGCGCTTCATCGCCAGCTCCGACTCGATGAACGTCGCGACGCGGTCTTTGCCTGCTCTGCGGTGCCACACCTCGAATGCGTGCTGACCGCCTTGGCGGAAGAAGTCGATCACCGACCGCTGGTACGGTCTGGCCTTCAGCGCGACGACGACTTCGCGGCTCATGGCCTGAAGTACTCCTCGACAGCGGAGTGAAGACGGCGCAGCTCCTGCTGGAGGTACGCTTCCGGCGCGGTCTGCGCGGCGAACCACAGGCCTTCGTCCTCGGCCTGCTTGTTCACCAGCTTGATCAGCTCCGCGTTCGTCACGTCAC